TTTGGAACGCCGCAGATTTAGGTACAGCAAAAGCAACACACCGTGCTAACACACGAAACCTTACTCGTGGGCAACGTTTAAAAGAAAGAATTGCTCCATACCGTGCGGTAGTACATGAATTGTCAGATGCTTACGGTGGAGCAGAGGAAGGTGGATGGGTATACGAAACAGGTACACCTGTGCACACCAGTCGTGGGTTTGTTACAGCACGTGGTGCTGCAAAAGAAGTAGAAAAGTTAAAGACTAAATACACTAGAGCAAAAAATGGACGAAACATTCTTAGCATGAGTCCAAGTGATGTATACGACATGGATGTTGACCAAGGTGTGTTTGAGCCGCAAGAGTACACAGACAACTGGGCAAAAGCACAATTAGGAGATGAAGCAGCAACATTTATAGAAGAACCAGATGACGAAGACTACGACTACAGCCACTTTGGGCAACATTCAAATGATTACAAAGTTAATTTAGCCTACGGTAATATTGGTGCATATCCTAAACGCCGCCCACGTTACGAATAGTAGGTTATAATAAACATATGGCTGGAGGAAACGACACATCTAGGAGCGAAAGCCGTCGTCCGCAAAGACCACGAGTTGGCGCTGTCTATGAATGGCAACCTCAAGGGTTGGACGCTTTTGACCCAAAGGTAAAGCGACCAGCAGGCTCTAGAGTACGTGTAGCCAAGGGAAGCAAGACAGGTGTTCGTGGTCGCATGCCCCACCCATTTACATACTTAGAAGACCCTGATACAGGTGAGTTTTTAGGTCTTGCTCTTGACGGTAGTTTACGGTCATCAGGCAATCAAGTTGAACCATAACAAATACTAGATACACTCGTAACACAATTTAATAGGAGCACCACATGGCTGAAGAAATGAACCGTCTACTTGTTTGCAAAACTCACGGTGTTATGTACAAGATGAAGCCCTACACTGGAACACCAGAGTACGACATGGAGTTGCGTGAGTTGTGTGACCGACACAATGCTCAAGTACCAGACCCAGAAAATTGCAAGGCTGTAATCTTTGTAACCGATAAAGACACAGCCAGCAAACTTGACGTTGAGACTGCTCTTAAAAATGAACTTAAAGAGCAAGATGTATACATCAGAGATTTCCGTGACGAATTAAAAGTGGATGCACTCAAGTGCTTTAACCGCCATAATCGTCCTAAGCAGGGCTGTATTGATTGGTGTAACGATGAAAAAACAATTGGTCGTAAGGTAGGTATTCCAGTAGAAAAGCGCCAGTATCTTTGTATGTACTGCCCAGCCGCCGAGTACTACACACATCGTCAACGTACCGAACTGGGACTATACAACTAGTGATAGTTGTTACTTTTGATGTAATTGCACATAGGTCCGAAGAACTTGGTGCCAGCCAACCAAGTAAGCACGGACGCAAACTGTGGAACCTGTTTTTTAATGCCTACAATGGTCGCATTTGTTTGCTTGTTAATGATGTAGCAAAACACCAACATCAATTGGTCATGGAGTGGTTAAAACGAGAAAACTATAAACCAGGGTCAATTGACTTTCATTGGGAAAAAGGTTCAGAAAATCGTTTAGACAGAGTACGAGCATTGCATGCAGCACACACCAATATTGACTGGTATATTGACACCGACCCTGAAGCAGTTTCTAAAGTACTCAAAGATGGAATACCTACACTTTTAGTATCAGTTCCTTTTACTATCCGACCAGAATGGGAGGAGCCAAGGACTATCATTGCATGGGATAAGTTATCCAACGAACTAGAAAACCAAGCATTAAAGAAAGCAGAAAGAGAATGGACGGAATGACAAGGACTGTTGAGGAGTTGGCAGAAATTGATGAAGATATTTTGCTTATGGACGGATTCAATGATGCGATAATTGGGTATTCCCAACGCATTGGTGAACCAGTCCTTGCGGTGTATTCATGGCAAAAAATGGTTGATGTGCTTGTTAAAGACATGTCCTATGAAGACGCTGTGGAATACATTGAGTACAATTGTCTTGGAGCATGGGTAGGGGAACGAACGCCTATTATCGTAATGTCAATGGAGTTCTAATATGAAGATATTCTTTGGCGGTGCTGAAAAGGGCATGTATGCTTCCATGCTTACTGCCCAAGGCATATCCCGATTAGGGGTCAACCTTACGCACTTCAGCATCCCAAAGAAAAAAGTGTTAGACCTAAAAGACAAGTTTAATAACAGTGAATTACTTGTTTACACCTCAGAAGCGGATGAAGATGTAACACGGTATGACGCATTTTTACGGGCTAACGCCGATGATATAACTTATGTTATTGGTAGACCTGATTACAATGGTGATTGGTTAGGAAGTAAATACATTCCAATTTGGAATGACCCAACAGACCTAGAGCGTTTTAACTACCTATGCCAACGGTATGGGCGTGTTGCCATTAGCGATAAAGCCCTGTCAGCCCATCCACCTACACGCATTAACAGCATCGCTAAACGGTGGACAGCCAACCTCATAGGCATTACTTCAAAGCCTGAGCAGATTGAAAACATAGAGTGGGAAGCAGTAGTTGTTGGCTCATGGAGTAGCGCCGTACGTTACGGTGAAACTCAAGTATGGACTGGTCACGGTTTACGTCGTTATCCTGCCCAACAAAAGGACTCAGCACGTAAACGCCACCGAGCAGACATTGAACGTTTAGGTATATCGTACGAAGCAGTTATCAATGACGAAGTAGATGCCGTTGCAGAGTTAGCAATTAAATCATGGAAGTTGTACGAGCAAAGAGTTTTTGGGGGCTATGACCACATGGAAACAGGCAATGATGACGATAACGAAGTAATCAAAACAAGTGACATAACAATTATGTCACCACAAAGTAGTAGTTCAGATAGTGCGTCATTTAGGGGGGGAAGTATTGTTATACCACCTCCTGAGAAGCGGCACGAATCAGAGCGTGTATTGTTGCCTGTAGTAGGCATTGAGAACGTTACCTCAATAGGCTCTCAAACCGTTGATAATGAAGGAGAATCAATAGAAATTGCTCCTGAACAAGTATCAGTTTTAAGGTATAAATCTAACCCTTTACGACAGTGCGATAATTGTTATCTCGCTTCTAAATGTCCTAGTTTTAAGGAACATACAGAATGTGCGTACAACCTTCCAATTGAAATTCGTACTAAGGACCAGTTACAAAGTGCATTGAGAGCAATGTTAGAGATGCAAGTAAGCCGTGTGTTGTTCGCTCGCTTTGCAGAAGAACTGGAAGGTCAGGGAATGGACCCAGCCTTGTCAGAGGAAATGGACAGGGTGTTTGACATGGTTGAAAAGTTTAAGACCATCACCGACACCAGAGATTTGGTACGCTTTGAAGTAGAGGCTCGTGGCTCAAGCGGTGTTCTTTCACGTTTGTTTGGGCAACGGGCTGCTGAGGTTGCCAACCCAATGCCTTACGGAGGACTAGGGCCAGCCGCCACAGATGCTATGTACGGTGAAATTATGGAGGTAGAGGAAGAATAGTTATGGCAGAAAAGAAGTTGCCATATGTTTACAAATGTCCAGAATGTGGGTTAAGTGTTTCAGTATTAAGTAACACATACCCACCTGTGTGTAGTAATCCAAAAGAGCACACACTTAGAAGTATAGAAATGGTTTTACAAAATGAACAACACAGAGCATCGCAGAATCACTGACGTAGGTATTGACATGGACGGGGTTACCTACCCGTTTTATGAAGCGTTTAGAAAGTATTGCGAAGACAAACTTGGCAAAGGACACTACCCTGACCCACAAACGTGGGATTTTTATAAAACTTGGGGATTAGAACTAGACCAATTCCATCGGTTGTTGGAAGAAGGTGCTAAGACACACAATTTGTTTTCGTCAGAGCCACCAATGGAAGGGGTTCAAGAAGCCTGGGAAATACTACGTCAAGCAGACGTACGTATCCACGTGGTAACTGCACGTCCATATACTTCGTGGGGACAAACAGCCCATTGGTTGGAAAACCACAGCATCATTCCAGACCATTTGTTTTTTACTCACGATAAAACAATTGTTTCTCATGTTGCCACTGGAGAATCAGCAATAATTGATGACCATGTAGATTACTATTTACAAGCAGAGAAAGTTGGCATTGTTTCTGTACTACGTAATCAACCGTGGAACGCTCAATTAATTAATGCTCGCAGGGCTGAAAACATCAAAGAGTTCGCTACACTAGTTCAAAAGGTAAACAATAGGGAGATAGCATGGCTAAAACCGAGCGTGAACAAATCTTACAAGACGCTATTACGATAATTGTAGGAGACCGTAACGTTGATTACGGAGACCCATATGACGATTTCAGCATGACTGCTAGTTTGTGGGAAAGTTACATCAAACGTGTAGCAGAACGTACTGGTGAACTTTCAATTCAACCGCATGATGTTGCTGCTCTGATGGTGTTGTTGAAAATTAGTCGCTTGTCATGGACACCTGACAAGAAAGACCATTGGATGGACATTGCAGGTTATGTAGGTTGTGGTTGGGATTGTGTAACTCGTACAGACACAGGAGAAAAGTAATGCTAATAGTAGACAATTATCAAGCAAAGACCATCGTGGAAGCAATGGTTATACCTGAATACCAACGATTGGAAAAAGCGTTGGATGTTCTTCCAGAAGTTCTGGGTACAACACTAACTATGACAGAGATTGCATCAAAGACTGGTTTATCATTGACTGAACTTCGTTTCGGTGGATGGGAAGATATCCACAATAAACTAGTCAAGTTTAATCTAAGTAATGTCCCACAGTGATTCATGGAGACAAGATGCTTTGTGTAGACACAAGCATTTAGATTTTTGGTATCCACCACTAGAAGCAGACAATCAAGAGCAGTACTACGCCATTGGTCGTGAAGTATGTCAGATTTGCCCTGTATGGGAAACATGCTTAGAAGAAGGTAAAGAAGAAGTATTTGGCATGTGGGGTGGGCTAACCCCAATTGAACGCACCGTGTTCAAAGAAAAACAAAAGAAAACTGCTCTTAAACCACACGGTTCATATTTACGTTATAGACAAGGCTGTCGTTGTGAACAATGTACAGATATACACAGTAAAGCGTTGGAAGAACGCAAAGATATCGTGTATGTACCAAATGCTGGTGTGACTTCTGACCAGTTTGATTTGTTTACGATATTGTACAAGTTGCTCCAGTAGCACCTGCTAAACTTGTAGTAGACCGTAACATATAGACGCAAGTCAAAAGTGTTGCGGTCTTTTGTTTTATCCACCGACGAAGGAGAGCATATTGATAAAGCACTGGGTTATTTCAGCCTGTGTAGCAATCGGAATATTCAACGTAGAAACGGACAACAAAGTAAACGAGGTCGTCAAGCCCACTGACGTAAAAGAAGTGGTGATACCGTCAGGAAAGCCTGACAGGTTAGATGTGTCCGTAAAATTACCGACCACACGTAAGAATGAGAAATCTTGTCCACAATTTGAGGATAAGTTTAGGGAATACCAATTACCAGTAAAAGCGTTTTCATTTATTGCGTACAGGGAGAGCCGTTGCAATTCAAAAGCAATTAACGCTATTTGGGAAGACGGTAAGATTGTGTGGACGCTGAACAAAAATGGCACGTACGATTCAGGGTTACTGCAAATCAACTCCTCATGGAAGACAGTGACTCGCAACATCTGTGGAACAACCATTGAGGGGTTGCTCACCCTGGACTGCAACTTGTCCGTAGCAAAATATTTGTACGAAAACGGTGGTTTGCGCCACTGGAATCTGTAACATAGTAACTAACACAAACAAATAGGAGAACAATATGTTGATTGAAACAAGTAATCTGTGTGGAACAGCAGAGGCTGCGGAAGTTCTTGGGGTGCTAAAACAGCGCATCCATACTTTGCGTAAGCGTGCGGATTTCCCTGCACCAGTAGTAATGCTGGCAGCAACACCTCTATGGAACAAGGAAGACCTTCTTGTGTTCAAGGCTGGTTGGAAAAAAGCGACCACACAAGTATCTGAATAGTGCGTATTGGTATCGCATCAGGTGACCGCATAGGTCATGAGCGCTCCCCCGATGGGCTTACCCATTGGGGAGGTGCTGGCTGGGTGCGTCTAGCGCAATACCTCCCGTTGTTTAACGATGGGAGGTTTGCCAACATCACGGAAGTGTACGAAGGTACTCTTGTGTGGCATTACAACTGTTTCAAGATAATTACAGATAAACGTGAAGACACAGCCATGCACGATGTAGATGTTGTAATTATGCAAAGGCTTATGCACGATGGTCTTGCTGTTCATATTCACAAAGCAAAAGCAAACGGACAAATCGTAATTAATGACGTAGACGATTGGTACTGGGGGCTTGACCCAAGCAACATGGCGTGGAAATCTTCTCACCCAAAATACAACAAAGAAGAAAACACCAAGTTTTACAGGGAAGTAATTAGCGCAAGCAGTTTGGTAACGGTTTCAACTCCATTTCTGCAAAACAAGATTAAAGACTGGAATGTCAAATCTGATGTTGTAGTCATTCCTAACACTGTGGATACCGCACGCTTTGCAGAACACGACCACACAAACACGACCACACCAGTTGTTGGGTGGGTAGGTTCAACCGCACATAGAAGTGGTGACCTAGAGATACTGCGTGGTATTTTAACGACCACACAAAATTACAAGTTGATGCACGCTGGTTATTCAGAGTACGCACCTAAGTTTGCAAACGCTGTGAATGTTCCCGAAGACAGCGTGACACTTGTGCCCGCCGTAGACCCAGAGAACTACCCAGACCTGTTACAGATGGACATAGGTATTGCGCCCCTACGTGAGTGTGCGTTCAACCGTGCTAAATCTGAAATCAAACTGTTGGAGTATTCAGCGTGCGGTATTCCTTGGATTGCTTCTCAACTTGACGCATACGAAACGTTGCGTAATGAGTTTGGTGTTGGTCGTATTGCACACAGACCAAAAGATTGGTTGCGCCACATCAAAGCACTGACAAGCGATTGGCAGTTGAGGCGAGATGAGGGAGCGCAGTTGCGTGAGTTGGTTACGTCACGAGACATTGCAGTTGGAGCAGAGAACTGGAACGAGGTTTTTAACTCTCTGTGAACATGGTCACATATGTTCCACGTGGAACATCTGTGGACTGGTGCTATTGTGTTTGTGGAGGTAGTAATGGCAGACACAGCGATAGTCACAAAACAACAGGTGCAGATAAAGACACTGCTATCTGCACGTGCCATGCCATTGGGTATTGCCGAGCAGGACATAGATGAGTGGATTGAGAGCCGTAAGTTAGATGAACTTACTTTTAACGGTGCTTATGACCTCATCAACTATTTGACCGTGTTGCCTGTATCACGCACACAGTCGCAAGCACACTTGCCACTTACCGCTAGTTCTATTCTTACTAATAAGAAGCGTGGCACTTGTGAGTTATGTAATCAAGATGTGCCTGCTGGTTTGGGTTTGTACGTATTCAACGGAGTGTGGCAGACGTACCACAACAGCGAGGATTGTTCTGCTGTTACCGAAGTGTACGAACTGGTATGGAACAGTGCAGTCATTGTGCACGACCTAGACGTATTCATTTCACTGTTGCCACGCATGCCTAAGACCGTCCCAACAGACCCCGAATTGTTGGAACTGTCTAGGGCAGAGGACGCTGAATTACCATTTGATTTAGCACTACCTCTCTTGCCATACCAACGTGCAGGAGTGAAGTACGCATTGAAAGCACGGCGTGTATTGCTGTGCGACAGCATGGGGCTTGGCAAATCGTGTCAAGCCATTGCGATTGCATACGACACTGCAATGCGTAAAGAGCGCACCTTGATTGTTGTGCCACCGCACCTGCTCCCACAGTGGGAGAAGGAGTGCAAACGTTTTGCACCAACGCTGAAAGTGATTACGTTGCGTGGTCGCAAACGCCATGCCATTCGCAAGAGTGATGTTGTGCTCATTGGAGACAGCGTTATCAACCATTGGGCAATCCAACTGGCAGGCATGTTCAACACGCTCATTGTGGACGAGGCTCACTCAATCAAGAACGAGCAATCACAGCGCACACGTGGCGTGCAGTATGTTGCCAATAGTATTCCCGAAAAGGGCATTGTATGCCTCATGTCGGGAACGCTTACGCCCAATCGCCCGTCAGAGTTTCTTTCGGCATTGCGGATTATTGGCAGACTGAACCCAGTGTTCGGCAACCGCAGGCATTTCTTGCACCGCTATTGCGATTACCAAACTGTCAATGGTTTCCCTGTCATTAGTGGCGCAATCAACACGACGGAGTTGAACACTATTCTCCGTTCAACGTGCATGGTGCGTCGGAACAAAGATGATGTGTTGAAAGACCTCCCATTGAAGCGCAGGGCACAGGTGGACATTGAACTGTCGGACGCTGACATGCGTGTCTACCGCAAGGCAGAGGAGGATTTTCTTACGTGGGTGTTTAACACCTACGGCGAGCAAGCATGGCGCAATGCAAGCAAGGCTGAAGTGCTTACACGCATGAACAAGTTGCGTGAGATTTTGGGCATTGCGAAAATCAAAGCAGTTGCCGACCATGCCAAATCCTTGCTGGCAGAGGATGAGCAAGTGGTCATCTTTGCTTACCACCGCAAGGTCATTGAGGGCTTGAAAGAGTTGTTGAAAGACTACGGAGTTGTTGTGGTCGCTGGTGGTGTCACGCCTGAAAAGAAACAGGAGAACGTGGATAGGTTCATGAGTGGCGAGGCAAAGGTATTCATTGGTCAGTATTTGAGTGCTGGCACTGGCTTGAACCTGACATGCGCTAATCACGTGATACTGGCAGAGACCGCATGGTCTCCCGCACACGGACAGCAAGCAGAGGACAGGTGTCATAGGTACGGCACTACCAAACCAACTGTGGCGTGGTGGATTACTGCAACAGATACCAATGCACCAACGATTGACATGCGTATGTGGACAGTGCTGAACCACAAAGCAGAAGTAACAAGTGCCACGTTGGACGGTTGGGCAGAGAGCCTGAACGCTGATGCCAGTTCAATGTCGGCACTATTGTTGAAAGAGATGTTGGACGATTTCAAGTAAATGTTCCACGTGGAACATTGTGGACTAATGCTAATATGAAAATAGGACAAACAAGAAAAGGAGCAAAACATGGGTGCAGATATGGCTATCGCAATTTGCGCTATCAAAGTTGATAGGCACGTTGCAGAAGCACGTCTTAACACACTTACCAGTGAGCAGATTTATCAGTGTTGGAATTATGGGGACGGTATTGAACCTGATGACACCACTGACTACAAAGCAAAAGCACTGGGATATTTGGATTGGGTTTACGGAGACAGCAGGCAAATTGCCATGTTTGTAATTGACGGAAACCAATACGTTTGTAGTGGCGGTATGTCATGGGGAGACCACCCGACTGACGCTTACTATCCATTGGAGTGCGTTGATTTGTTGGCAATTTGTGACACACAAGAGGTATGGGAAAAAACATGGCAAAACATCTAAGTGCAGAAGCCATTGCATGGCTGACTGTCAAAGCAACTAAGCGCATGAAGCAAATCATTACCAAAGAGAAATCCTTTTACGAGGACGGACACATTGACGAATGGATTTGTTACAAATTGCCAAAGCGTTTTGGTGGCGAAGAAGTTGAAGTAAATTATTTTGTCTACGGTTCACCATATCTTCACGCAACTGCATACACGTTCCACACGTATGAGCACAACGGGCAGAGCGTTACCGAAATGGACACCAGTAGTTGGGTAGAATTGAAGAAGTACAAAATCCGACTGAAAGCGAACCAACAATGATTACACGTTATGTAATTCAGATTGAAACAACAGACACCAGTGCAGGAGAACCACGCCGATTGCAGATGACATTCTTGTCTGCTGGTGGCAACAATATCTCTGCACCCAATGGGGAGCGTGTTCACAAACTCTCCGTGTTGCTTGAGGGTGAACAGTGTCCTGTAGACCCACCCGAAGGCGCACACTATTTTGTTGTTACCCCAACGTCATACAATGAATGGGCAAAGAAGGTGAGGGAATGGTTGTGAATGACGAACCAGTAGGAGCATGGGCAATTATTAACTGGGCAGACGGAGAGAACATCCCAGAGTTCCAACCATATTTCATTTCGTTTGGTCAATGGATTGACATTGACGATAATGGAATGGACGTTGAACCAACGCACGACAGTTTGGGCAACAAGGATGACCTTGTGTTCTACTACTGTCCAATGGGAGAGGTAGAAGTGCAATCACTGATGAAAGAATGTGGCAATGATTTTACCGTTGTCAGTTACGAATTGGAGTACGTACCAAATGCTTAACAACTATGTAGTTCCCGTATGGATTAGCGGAGTGTATGAGTTCACTGTGCAAGCCGAGACAGTGGAGGAGGCAGTAGAAAAGGTACTCACTGGCGAAGTTCCAATCTCATACACCGAGTTAGAAAAACAAGTGTCATGGGACTACGGATATGTAGACCCAACAGATGTGGTTGTAGCAGAGGACACAACAGACCACGCACAACCACAACTCCCATTGGAATGGGATAACGTTTATACAAAGGACTAAATTGTTCCACGTGGAACATTAGTAAGATACATACAACAACAAACACGACCACAAGGAGTAATCGTGAAAGAAACAAGGACATACACACAATACAAACACGTCAATGCGTGGAAAACTAAGAAACTCTTAGCACAGGTAAATACTTACGAACGTATGGGTTGGAGGACAACCAGTTTCAATGCGTGGGCACTTTTCAAGAAAAGTGCGCTCATGTCTCGCACACGTGAAGTGGAAGTTGGGTAACAACCACATGTACGTAATACGACCCGATTTAGTAAAAGAGGGTTTGTTTATTCCGTCCACTAATACAAACCAATACTACGGAGTGGAAGACGTTGCCCGCTTGAAACATGTTCATGCGGTCAATGAAAACTACGAACCTGACGATAATGGGTGCTACGAATGTTTCTACGCACCCGAAGGACATGTAGTTTTCTTGTACTCAATAGATTTGGAGTGGGTGGCATGAGTAAATACCAAACACACCTCAAACCAATGTGGGACACCTATGGGTGGCTAAACACACTACTGATTGGTTACATGCTTTCATCAACAGATGAACAACGTGATGCCCTTGCTGTAGATATTGAAACTATCACAGACAAACATCCCGAACTACGTCAATACGCACGTGCTGTGGGAGTACCACACATCTTGCCTGACTACGCACCACCCTCTCCATAATGTTCCACGTGGAACATATGTGGAGTGGTGCTAACATACAAGTAATACAACAACGAACCTTAAAGGAGGTTTAGAGATGAGCCAAGAAAACTCCAAGACACTGAACACACTTCAGTTGATTGGTTTCACAGAACAACGTGGGCATGCGTGGCACTATCGCCAAGACATGCAAGGTGATGAGCCAAACCACTACTCACACGCAATTCCCATTGAGGACTGCATCCGCAGGCTTTACAGTTGGGAAGCCAAAGAAGCAGAAGTGTTTGTAAAGGTTGGAGAAACCTTTGTTCAACAGAATGACCGCAAAGCGATTGTCCGTTCTGACAATGGTGATGTGTTGGGAATGTTCAAGGACACCTACGCAATTCACCAGTACAGGGAATGGTTGATTGAAAGCGTGTCCAATTTGTTGGATGACGATTTGCAGATTGGTAGCGCAGGTTTGTTGAAGAACGGTGCTGTCAGTTATGTAAGCGTTGAAATGCCTGAAAGTATCAACATCATTGACGGGTTCACAATTCGCCCAATGTTGTTGGCAACTACCAGTCACAACGGTTCAATTTCCACCACGTTCAAGAAAATTGCCACACGTGTCCAATGCGACAACCTGTTGGCAGTTGCATTGAGCGAGGACGGAGAACAGTTCAAGACACGCCACAGCAAGAACAGTGGTTTCAAGTTGCAGTCAGTACGTGACGCATTGGGATTTGTTCACGCAATGACTGATGACATTGTTGCAGAAGTTACCAAGTATGCAAACGTCAAGGTCAGTGACCGTGAATGGGAAGCAATTATTCAACGCATTTTCCCTGTCAATGATGACCCACAGGTTGCAAAGCAGGCAATCTCACGTGTTGAGAACAAGCAAGAGCGTATTCGGGACATGTATAAGAATGACCCCCGTGTTGCTCCTTTTGCGGGAACTGCACTGGGTGTAATCCAAGCGTTCAACACGTACGGACAGCACAACATTGGCAAAGACCAAACACGTGCAGAGCGCAACATGTTCAATGCAATCACTGGCAAGATTGAAGCCAGTGACAAGCAGGTCATGGCAGTAATCAACGATTTGGTAATGGTGTGAGTTTTTTTACCAATGACGCATGGAGGGCGAGGGCAGGTTGTAAAAACTTGCCCTCCTCTACGTTCTTTCCCGAAACACGAAAGAACGCTAACCAATGGCGTAGTCCAAACATTGACAAAGCCAAGAAGGTGTGTTCCACCTGTCCTGTAATCAAGGATTGTTTCAAGTTTGCATTAGATAGTGGAGAAACATTTGGTGTATGGGCAGGTGTGAACTTTATTCACACGGGACGCATGGGAGAACGAAAGAGGCGTGACGTTTTGACTAAGCGTTATACATCTTTCATGTGTAACCAATGGTATCCCAAGCAACGTGAATTGAAAAAAGCGGTATGAATGTTCCACGTGGAACAATGCTAATGTAAGAACAGAACAAACGATAAGGAGAAATCGTGCAAGTAAAATACGTAATTGAACAGTTGAAAGACTACGACCCCGAAGAAGAAATTGTTATTGTCTACTGGGACAAAGAGACCATTGAAATGGTGACTGAACCAATGACAGAGGAGCAGTGGCTTGACGTAGTTGGGTTTGCAGATGACGCACTTGACCACACCGAGATTGACTGGAACTGGATTTGGAAAGAAGCAGTTGCATATGGGGAAGACAAGTGACCCCCGAACAAGATATGCACGTGCTTGACCTGTGCAAGAAGTTGGCAGGTGACAACGCACTAGAATACGTCACGGGCTTGCTTTCATCTATCGTTACTGAAATTGAGGGTGAGTTTCTTATTCACGGACTAACGCAAAGGTATATGGAGGCATACGGTGTCTGAAATAACACTTGAAATGGAACAAGCATTAGAAGCGTGGGAAAATGAGTACAAGCCTGTACTCAACCACCTGAACCCTGATGCCTCATGGAGTGGAATGATGTATGAAACGTACGGAGATGAGGTGGAGTTTGTCTACAACCACCCACAAGAACATGTGTGGACATGGGTGGACGGAGATGACGGTTCATGGATTA